CTTCGAAAAGATAAAGGACGAAGGAGAACAGATTAAAGCACTATGCCCTTTTCATGACGATCACAATCCTAGCTTTTCTATGCGTAAAAGTGACACGTCGTTTAAATGTTGGTCTTGCGAAGTAAGTGGTGACGCTATTTCTCTTGTTATGAAGATTGAAGAGTTAGAATTTCACGAGGCAGTTAACTTGCTAGCTTTAAAGGTTGGATACGAGGTAGGAACAGAGGACGATAAGTTGACGTTTCTAAAAAATAGGTGGAACTCCGGAGAGAAAGAACCAGAGGTTACAAAAAAGACAATACAGAAGAGTGAAACTATTACAAGGTTAAATCATGTGTCGTGCGATTACTTCATGAAAGAATTTAGGAATTCGACAGCAGAGCAATACGTGTTAAGCAGGGGATTTACTAAAGAACAAGCACAGATAGGACATTTAGGATATTGTCCGGAGAGCTATATGGATTTTTATAACGAACTTACTAGAGCAGGCTTTACGGAAGTGGACATGGTAGAATCTGGATTGTTTGCCCCCACCTCACCCTTAACGTCTAGGTTTTCTGATAGACTTATATTTCCACTGTTCGACGAAGACAAGACTCTTGTGGGATTTTCCGGACGTTCGTTAGATGAAGCCATACAGCCCAAATACACAGCTACACCAAACTCTGAGTTTTACAGCAAGGGATTAATTCTTTATGGGTTGCAGACTGTAAGGAAAAACAAAACCGTAATCGTAGTGGAGGGTAATTTTGATTATTTGCGACTTGTACAAAATGGCTTTAATGCTGTAGCCCAACTAGTCAGTGCATTGACGATTGAGCAGTGTGAGCTTCTTAGACGCATATCTGGAAGAGTTATTCTTCTTTATGACGGAGATGCTGCAGGAATAAATGGCGCAAAAAGTAATGTTATTAGATTAATAGAAAATGGACTATTAGTAAGAGTTGCTTCCTTGCCGAGTGGGGCTGATCCGGATTCTTATGTTAAAGATCACGGTGTTCTTAATCTAAAGAAGGTCCTTAGAATGAGTAAGAATGCCGGAGCCTTCTGGTCTGTGTGGGAGCCAAATATTTCTAGAATGTTGCACAGTTTGGCTAAAACTAAATTTAAGAACATAACTAAACACTACATTGCTTCAATCGCTAGAGCTAAAGAGATTAGCGAAAGTGTGTTAACCATAGAACTAGGAAAGGCAAGTCAATGACAGACAATGCTGAACTAAAGAAAAATATTAATAAAATGCCTAGAATGGTTCGGTTAATTACTGGAGCCTATGACGCTTGGGTTGTTGGTGGAGCTGCAGATCCAAACGATAAAACTCCAAAAGATTGGGATATTGCGGTCTCGTTTAGTGACTGGTGTCATGTGGCGAACTTGATTCCAAAAACTGCTAAACCCACATTATTTGGGGGTTGGAAATTTGAATCAGACGGTAAAGACGTGGATGTGTGGCCTTGTGAAATAATGAACATTTGGAAATGTACTAAATGCAATTGGATGTGGCAACCACAATTTGATATAAGGGTGCAAAGGAGCAATTGATGCCTAAAGTAAAAGCAAGAAGTGTCAAAACAAAAAAGCCAACAGAGTTTAAACCAACAGGACCGAACTCTGCGTGCGCTAGATGCGTGTTACATAAAACTAGCACAGTAGCTAGTAAGAGTCTAGTTTGTTTGTGGGGAGCAGGCAATCAGCAATCTGATATCATGCTCGTGGGCGAGGCTCCAGGAAAAGACGAGATTCTACAAGAGCAACCTTTTATTGGAGAAGCAGGCCAACTTCTTGGTAGATACTTACAAAAAGCAGAACTTGAAAGAAAAGATATGTGGATTACAAATACAACAAAGTGTAGACCACCACAAAATAGACCACCTAAGCCTATGGAGATGAGAGCTTGTGCTCCTTACTTGGATTACGAGATAGAGCAGCAGAAACCGAAGGTGATAGGCTTATTGGGGGCTGTGGCACTAAAGAGAGTGCTTGGAGTAGATGGTATTACAAAACTACGAGGCACGCCTATTTGGAGTCACAAGTATAATTGTTATTGTGTTCCTACTTGGCATCCTTCGTTTATTTTACGTAATGGAGAAACCTTCGTGCATACGGAGCAGTTTCTGAAAGACTTAAAACTTATAAAGAGAATTGGAGAAACCGGAGAGACTGGAAGAACAGCAACAAAAGTAGAAGTGTGTGATGATATTGATGCGTTTGATGCTTTAATTCATGTATTAAAACACTCAGCTCAAGTTACTGCAGTGGATACAGAGACAGTAGGAAATTATATAACTGGGAAAATCCTTAGTATGCAGTTTTGTTTTCAACCAGGTGTTTCTTATGTACTGCCATTGCTTAAAACCGGAAAAGAATTAACACCAGTGTGGACTGACGAAGAATTAGACTACATTATAAGTCAACTAAAGGAATTTTTGGAGGATGCCAAATACAAAAAAGTAGGGCAAAATATAAAATATGATTATCAGTTTTTTAAACTGTATGGTATTACACTGCGGGGTGTTATTTTTGATACTATGCTAGCTAGTTATTTGTTAAACGAGAACGATAAAAAAGGACACAACCTAACAGACTTAGGATTAAAGTTTACCGACATGGGAGATTACTCTTTGGAACTTTATGAAATATTGGGTGTTAAGGCGAATGAAATTAACGAAAATTCCTATGCTACTGCGCCCTTTGAAGCTTTATGCAAATACGGGGGCAAGGACGTGGATTGTACTTTTAGAGTATTTTGTGTTCTATTTCCTAGAATTAAAAAGTTGGGCCTTATGCCGTTACTTACTAAAGTTATGGTTCCTCTTTCTTTTGCTTTAGCTGACATGGAACTAACAGGCGTAGCCATAGATGTGAATTACTATAAACGCTTAACAAATGAATACGAGATTAAAATAAATACTCTAGATAAAAAATTACAAAGTTTTTTAGAAGTGAAAAAGCTAGAAAAGCAGCAGGAAAAGCCTGTTAATTTTAGGTCTACTTTACAACTTAGGGTATTGTTTTATGAGATACTTCGATTGCCTATACTTAAGTATACTTCTACGAAAGGTAGAAAAAACAAAAATGCTAAAACTCCGTCCACAGATAAAGAAGTTCTAGCTAAACTTGCGGAGATACATGAGATACCGAAACTTTTACAGGAGTATAGAAAGTTAAATAAGTTTTTGTCTACATATATTAAGCCTATGCCAGATTTAGTTAAGGAAGACGGTCGTGTGCACACAAGTTACAAACAGATAAGTACCACAACGGGCAGGTTAGCTAGTTCGAATCCCAATTTACAGAACATTCCAAAGAAAGAACCTGAAAAAGCTAATGAAGTTAGGAACGGTATTATTGCTACTCCAGGATTTAAGTTTATAGAAGCCGACTTTGCGCAAATAGAATTTAGATTGTTGGCAAATGAGTGCGGAGACGAAACCATGATAAAGGATGTAAAAGATCCTAATGTAGACATTCACAGATATATTGCGTCCATAGCTTTTAATGTTAAATACGACGAAGTTAGTAAAGAACTTAGAGAGTTAGCCAAAACCATTGTATATTCTGTTATATACGGAAAGTCCAAAGAAAATTTAGCAAAAGAAACAGGATTAAGTGTAGAAGAAGTAGAGCATGTGTTTGACGCACTATTTAACCATTATCCTAAAATGAAGACCTGGATGGAGCGTATAGTAAAGCGTGCTGAGTCAGTTGGAGAAGTTATTAATTGGATTGGAAGACGTAGAAGATTAGCTGACGGGTTTAAATCAGGAGTTGATATCCTTATGGACCAAGCCAGAAAACAGGCAGTAAATAGCCCTATCCAAGGTGGAGCGCATGACATAGTTTCTATTGCAACATTAAGAGTACGAAAGGCATTAAAAGAAAAAAACTTGCAGTCAAGATTAGTAATGACTATTCACGATGCTTTAATTCTTGAGGCCAAGGACGAAGAGTTTGAAGACGTAGTTAAAATACTTAAGACAGAAATGGAAAGACCTATTCCCAGAATTGTAGTACCGATGGTTGTGGATATGGCAGTTGGCACTAGACTAGGAGAAATGAAAGAGTTAAATGTAAAGGAGATAATCCAATGAAAAATCTTAAATCAACAGCAGAGGTAGTAGACAAACCGTTAGTAAAGCCAGGACATTTATTTATTAATAATAAATGGCGGGATGGGTGGTTTGCAAAACGCTTCGACGTAATAAATCCAGCTACGAAAGAGGTGCTAACGAGTGTATCTTTCGCAGAGAAGGAAGACGTAGATAGATCAGTTGTCGCAGCTCGTGCAGCGTTTGAAACAGGTCCCTGGCACACAATGACAGCACGAGACAGAGGGCGGTTTCTTAGAAAGATTGCAGACCTGTTAACTAAATACAAAAAGGAATTCGCTGAACTAGAAAGTTTAGACAATGGGAAACCTATTAGCGAAACTCTAAATGTTGATCTGCCTCTTTCTATTGAATGTTTTGAGTATTATGCTGGATTAGCAGATAAAATAAATGGAGAGACTATTCCAGTCAACGGGAACTATCTTAACTATACATTGAGAGAGCCTGTTGGTGTTGTGGGACAGATTATTCCGTGGAATTTTCCTTTGTTAATGCTTGCATGGAAACTTGGACCTGCTCTGGCAACAGGTTGTACGGTAGTCTTAAAACCAGCAGAACAGACTCCATTAACAGCTCTTAGATTTGCAGAGTTGCTACTAGAAGCAGAACTTCCTGCAGGAGTAGTTAACATTTTAACTGGAGATGGACCAACAGCGGGAGCAGCTATTGCAAAGCACATGGATATAGACAAGTTAGCCTTTACCGGATCAACCAAGGTGGGAAGGCTTGTTATGAAGATGGCAGCAGAAAGTAATCTTAAAAAAGTTTCTCTGGAACTAGGAGGCAAAGCTCCCAATATTGTATTCGCTGATAGCGATCTGGATGCTGCAGTAACTGGAGCGATTACTGGTATTTTCTTTAACCAGGGAGAAGTATGCTGTGCTGGCTCACGCCTGTACGTGGAAGAATCGGTTCGTGTAGAGTTTTTGAAGAAGTTAAAAGAGAAAACAGAAAGCATAGTGGTAGGTGATCCGCTAGATGCTAAGACACAAATGGGGGCACAAGTCTCAGAGGAGCAGTTTAACCAAATACTAAGGTATATTAGAAAAGGTAAGGACGAAGGAGCACGAGTTGTTACAGGAGGAGTGCCTTTTTCGGACAAGGGATACTTTATTAAGCCTACTATATTCGATTGTGCAAATGACAATAGTGCAATCGCAAAAGAAGAAATCTTTGGCCCCGTGGTAACAGTACTTTCGTTTAAGGATATAAAAGACCTTGTAAAAAGAGCCAATGATACTTTCTACGGGCTATCAGCAGGTATTTGGACAAGAGACATAGGAAAAGCTCATAGATTGGCTAAGGAACTAAAGGCAGGAACTATATGGATTAATTGTTACAATTGCTTTGATGCAGCGTCCCCCTTTGGAGGTTACAAGCAAAGTGGCTTTGGTCGGGAGCTAGGGGAGCATGCTCTAGAACTTTATACGCAAGTTAAATCAGTTTGGGTAGCACTAGATTAAAATAAAAAGGAGCACAAAAATGGAAGAAAAAAACCAGATAGCAGATAACCATAACATCTATCCTAAAGTGTATTTGAACGGGGGAGTTGTGGAAAGCACGTTTCAATTAATAGACATAAACAATGATATTCTAGATTTTTGGTTAAAACCGGACGGTGGTGAGCGTCAACATCTACGCATACTTATGAGAAAAAGTGGCGAATTAAAATAAATAAGATAAGTACAAAAGGAGAACAAACATGTCTAAGAGACAAATTACATTTTCAGAGGATGCAAGAAAGAAAATTCTAGCGGGTATAAACAAGTTAGCCGATGTAGTTAAGGTAACGTTAGGACCCAAAGGAAGGAACGTTGTTCTAGATAATAAATTTGGCATACCTATAAGTACCAAAGATGGTGTTACCGTTGCCAGAGAAATATTTCTAGAAGACCCTGATGAGAACCTGGGTGCACAAATGGTTAAGACAGTGGCTTCCCAAACTGCAGACAGTGCAGGTGACGGAACAACTACATCTACCATTCTTGCACAGGCTATTTACAAGGAAGGTCTAAAGAATGTATCTAAAGGGTCTAATCCTACAGGAATAAAGAGAGGAATAGATAAAGCGGTGAAAGCAATTACTAAAAAACTGGAAGAGTTAGCTATTCCGGTAACTGAAAAAAAAGAGATTGCTCAAGTTGCCACAATAGCTTCTAATTCAGACGAAGAAATTGGTAATCAACTTGCTGAAGCTATGGATAGAGTAGGAAATGACGGAGTTATTACAGTAGAAGAAGGTAAAAGTATGGAAACCACTCTTGACATAGTAGAAGGATTACAATTTGACAAGGGTTACTTATCTCCGTATTTTGTTACTAATGCTACTAAAATGGAAGTGGTTTTAGAGAATCCTTACATTTTTATGTTTGCAGGTAAAGTTTCCAATACGAAGGAGTTTATAGAGATTCTAGAAACTGTGTCTGGTAAAAGACGATCTTTGTTAATTATCGCAGAGGATGTCGATGCGCAGGTATTGACGATTCTTGTGGTTAATAAAGCAAAGGGTACGTTACAATCTTGTGCGGTAAAATTACCAGGATTTGGGGATTTCCAAAAACCAATGCTAGAAGATTTAGCAGTTGTAGTCGGGGGCAGGGCTATTACTCCTGATTTAGGCGTTAGTTTAGAAAATATCGACGTGAAAGATTTTGGAACTGCCGAACAGGTAAAAATTACAAAAGACTCGACAACAGTCATTAACGGCAAGGGATCTTCGGACAAGGTAAAGGAAAGAATAGAGCTTTTAAAGAACCAGCTCAAGCAGTCTGAGTCTGACTTTGAAAAAGATAAGTTAAAGGAACGTATAGCTAAGTTATCAGGAGGTATCGCAGTCGTGCGTGTAGGAGCAACTACAGAAGTAGAAATGAAGGAGAAGAAAGCACGAGTAGAAGACGCTCTGTATGCTACTAGAGCAGCTGTGGACGAAGGGATTGTTGCTGGGGGTGGGGTAGCGTTAGTTCGGGCTAGAGAAGCAATTAAGACACTGACTCTGCCTAATAAAGATGAAGCGTTAGGTGCTGAGATTGTTTATCGTGCTGCACTAGAGCCTCTGATGCAATTGGCGTATAATGCAGGGGAAGAAAAAATAGAAGTTTCGGATAAGGTTATTGCAGAATCAGGGAATGTAGGGTACGATGCTGCTACGGGAGAAATTACGGATCTGGTTAAGAGGGGTATTATTGATCCTAAGAAAGTGGTTAGAATAGCCCTAGAGAATGCTGCTAGTGTAGCTGGATTGTGTTTAATTACTGAAGCCTTAGTTACGGAAATACCCGAAGAACCAAAACCTGTGCAACCAGGTATGCCATCTATACCAGGAATGAGTATGTAATGTTAATGTTGAATAGGGGGTGCTTTGTATATGGCATCTGACGATAAGAAATCAAAAAAATCCATAGAATTCTTTGACTGCTGGGCGCAGTCATACGATTCGTTTGTATTTAGAGGGTTTTTGTATTGGGCACAACACAAAGTAGCTCAAGAGTTGGGGTTCATGCACCAAGAAAATCTTTTAGATGTAGGGTGCGGAACAGGGCGATTAATAGAAACAGTACTAAACAATACATTGGTAGCAAGTGTATACGGGGTTGACGTTTCTCGTGAAATGCTAAGACAGAGTAGAGATCGTGTAGGAAAAACCAAAAAAGTAACCCTGCTTAAGGTAGCAGTGGAAGAGTTAACAGAGTTTCTTCCTAAGGAGCATTTCCACAACGTGGCATGTAACACAGCCTTTCACCACTTCTGTGACCCATTAGTAGCCTTAATAGAAATGCGTAAAGTATTAAAGCCAGGAGGAAAGCTAATTATTTCAGATATGGATTTTCCACCACTGCTATTTATGAACATCTTATGGAAATTAGAGCCTGGGTTTGTTAAGATGTACAACAAAGACGAGTGGAAAGAAATGTTAGAAGCTGCTGGTTTAAAGTTTGTAAGTCATGATAGAATTGGGTTTTTGTGGGCTAAGATTGTTGCAGAAAAATAACCAGAGGATGCAATATGTCAAAACTACGATTAAGTCACAGCAGTTTAGATTTGTTTGACAGATGCGGGTACAGATATTACCTAAAATACATAAAGAAAATTGTACCATTTGTACCTGTCAGTTATCCACTTGTAACGGGCATAGCATTTCATGCCCTAGCGGAGGAAATGTACAAGACGCTGAACTTTGACAAAAAATGGCTATTAGCGAATTGGAAAAGACATTTTGAACTTGCGTTAGAAGGTACAAGTAAAAATTTTGCTGATACCACAGGATATGAGAAGATTTTAAAATACGGGTATGGGCTAGTTAGTAGATTTTATAAGTTTGCAGCTGAAGAAGGTTACCTAGTAAAACCTTATAAGGCAGAGTGGAAGTTTAAACTACCTCATAAAGGGTTTCAGATTGTAGGAAAGGTGGATCTTTTAATAAGAAAAGTTAAATTCGAGATTATAGACTTTAAGACTTCTTGGAAGCCTTGTAGCGATAAGGCCCTGAAGTCTAATAGACAACTAACATTATATGACTGGGCAGTTAAGACTGAACTAGGAATAAAGGATACTGAATCAGCGTTATTTTATCCTAGAGAACCTAAGATACTACGCACTAACAGAACGGCAGAGGACCATGCTAGCGTACTGGACGATTTAACACAAATGTCTAACAAGATAGAAAAGGGTGATTTTGCACCTAATACCGATAATTGCAAGTATTGCGACTTTAAGAAGCACTGTAAATATTACAAAGAACAGACTTGACAATAGGGCCTGCGTATGGTATAATATACATGGAGGCAGAAATTATGCAAATTACAAGACTGGTAAAAAGACTAGGACGAACAATTGGCTTACCTAACTTTAGTAGTGTGCGGTTCGACGAAGAAATCGAGGTTAAATTAGAACCAGGTGAAGATTTTGTTGAAGCTGAACAAAAACTTTATGATAAAGTAGCGCAAATGCTGGCTAATGACATTGAGAGAATGCGGAAAGCTAAGAAAAATGGACAAGAAACAGAAGAATAAATCTCATTACTTATGGATTCTTTGCACAAAGTGGGGTCAGGAAATGCCTGATAAACGTGTGCTTGTGTTTTGGACCCCATTTGGAACCAAAGGAAAGTTACCGCTAATTTACAGCACAAAGAAAGAAGCTACTGAGGCTTTAAAAGAAATAGCAGACATGTTTCCTAAATTAGAAGACAGGAAAGTATGTGCACTGCATGTTAGGTATGCACCTACCAAAGTAAAGGTTCTAAAGAAAAAATGGTTTGATAAATACGTAATAGAAGAAGTAATGTTCGATTTAAAAGACAAATCAAAAAAACAGGAGGTATTAAACGATGGTATCAACTGATAATAAATACATAACCCAGGAAGCAGTAAAAGTTATTGAAGGAGCAGCAATTAGATTAGAAACATTAAGAGAAAAAATAAAAGGAACTGCGTTTACGTTACTTACGGAGTTTACTGTTCTTCTTGCTGAATTCACAGCTGATTTCGGGTTTTTAGCCCCACTTCACCAACAAATACGAGCAGTTAGGGAAAATAACGAGGTTAGCGCATATATTAATATTAAAAAGAGTACAGAATCTGTGGGATCAAAGTTTGTTTCTGCTCCAGCAGAACGTGAGGCTCGCAGCTCAGTAGCTGATTTAATAGAAGCAGAAAAACTACTAGATGGTTACACTACTGCAGTAGAACAAGGAATCTTATCGTGTAAGAAAATCATAGAAGTACAAATGCTAGAAAGACAAAGAGAGGCCAAATAATGGAACCTAAATTCTGGCAACTAAGAAACAGAATTAAATATGTAGAACGCTTAAAAGGTAAGATAGACAAGGAGTGGCACGGAACATGGGATACAGCTACATCTAATAGCAGAGGAGACTGTGGTGTTTGCGCTTTAGGAAGTTGCTTAAGACTAATGAATGGTAAGTTACCAATGATTGAGACGATTGCTAGAAATCACGAAATGGGTAAACTACACAGGGCGCAAAAGTTTTTGACTGGAATAATGCTGACAACCACTAATAGAGAGTTACAAGAGTTATCCGAATTTTTAGGGTTAAACTACTTGGAACTAAGAAAGATTAGTGATTTTTTTGAGTATAAGGCTTCACTTCTTTTTTCCTATCTTTCATCTAAGGGCCCATGTCAAATAGCAATTACGGAAAACCCTGTAAGAAGGGATTTTAAAGAAACAGCTGATTACATTGCACAGATTCATATAAAACCTTATCTTTGGATGATTGAAAAGCATTACACAGTTATCAAAGAAAAATGCAGCAAAGAACTAATAGAAAGCGAGGCAAAATAATGGAACAACAAGCTAAGAAACCAAACCCTTGGGCAGACACGCCTGAGGAAAAAGAAGCATCAGCAAATGGCGGAGGGTTTTCCCGTGTTGAAAATCTAAAAATGCAGCAAGGGGAGAACGTTCTTAGAATAGTGGGCACCTATAAGATGTTTGAGCAGTATTGGTTGCCTAATGTTAAAAGGACTGTAGTAGCAGGACCTAGAAAGAATTGTCCAATCTTTAACAATCCTGATAGGCTAAAATTCATGGAGGAGGGTAGGAAACTAAAGGATGAGGGTAAGGACGAAGCAGCGAGGGCTGCCTTTAGAAAAGGATACTCGTTCGAGCCTAAAGTGGTGTACGCAGTAAACGTTGTAGACAAAGCGGATGGAACCATGAAAGTCTGGAAGTTTAGTCGCAACATGAAAGAAGAAATTATGAGTATTGTAAGTCAATTCGGAGACCCAACCGAGTATGATCTGGTGGTTACCAGAACAGGTACCAAACTAAAAACAAAGTACAAGGTCACACCTGTTAGAGAACGATCTCCATTGACAGAAGAAGAAAAGAAATTACGTGTACATAATCTAAATAAACTTTTTCAACCCACAGCAATAGAAAAAGTACAATCTTATTTACGTGGTGTAATTCCTGAAAAGAAATCTGGAAAAGCCGTAGCTACAAACCAAGAGGAAGCAGTTAGTTCGTCTGGAGGAGCAGTAGAGGATATTGAACCACCTTCCCCAGAAGAACTAGATGACTTAGGTAATTTCTAGTAATGAAAACATTTGCGCTTGATCTATCATCAGTTGCAACTGGCTGGGCACTTTTTGACGGTACGAGTCTACACAAATATAATGTTATAAAACCAGACTCCGATTTATCCCAAAGTGATAAATATTTTTATATCACTCAGTCAGTTGCCACTTTACTACGTTTGTATAGACCAACGCACTTGGCGATAGAGGATACGTTCTACAGCAAAGATCCAACAGTCTTAAAAAAGCTAAACAGGATAGCTGGACAAATAATGTTCGTTTGGCGTACTTTGGCGAGGAACGAGCCGTTCTTTTACATGGCTTCTTCAGCAAGGAAGGCTGCAGAAATACATCCTAAATCAACAAAGACGGAGATTATAGAAGCAGTTAATAAGAAGTTTGGGCTTAGAGGTAGGTTAAAAGATCATAACATGGCAGATGCAATTCTTGTAGGATACTGTCATATTACAAAGGAATTCTCAGAAGAGTTAGAGAAACCAGCATCTAACCCAGGAAAGAAGGCTAGACGTGTCAGACCTGAGCGAAATTGTAAATGATCTAAACAGTAGGTTTGGTAAAAACACTATTATATCCGGAGACGCAATTGCTGGGCTGGATTTAGATAGGGTTTCTACAGGAGGACTGTCTTTAGACATAGAGTTAGGTGGCGGTTTTCCGTATGGCAGGCTAGTAGAATTATTCGGTAGAGAGGGGACTGGGAAGACTGCCATCGCATTAAAGACTGTAGCCCAAGTCCAGAAAGAAGGAAAAAGTGTTCTTTGGATAGATGTGGAAGCCTCGTTTGATCCAGAATGGGCAAAACTTTTGGGTGTAGACGTGTCTAAATTACATTTAGCTAAACCAGAATCAGGAGAAGCAGCTTGTGATATACTTGATGCAGTGGTCAGGTCAGGAGAGTGTGGGTTAGTAGTAGTAGACAGTATTGCTGCTTTGGTTCCCACAAAAGATTTAGAAACAGCAATGGAAGATGTAGAACAGCTAGGAACAAGAGCAAAAATGGTGAATAGACTAATTAGAAAGCTACATTCGGCTTTGAACATGAAGGTTGGGGAAGGTAAATTACCTAACAGTTGTTTGGTTATTTTTATTAACCAGATAAGAGAAAAAATTGGTGTTATGTGGGGTTCTTCTGAAACAACTCCAGGAGGATGCGGATTGAGACACGCAGCGTCTATACGAGTAGACCTTAAAAAGAGATGGATTAAAGATCCAGACGATACGGACAAAGTTATTGGTCAGACAATAATTTTTACAACGGTAAAAAATAAGACATATCCCCCGAACAGGCGAGGAGAATTTGATTTTTATACAGACGGACCAGAGAAGGGTCAGATAGACGTAGAACGAGAAGTTTTACGGTATGGCCTACTAACTGGTATTATAGAACTAACAGGAAAGTCATATCTTATAGATGGGCAAAAATATGTTGGTAAGGCAAAAGCTGCTGAAGCATTGAAGACAAATAAAGAATTAACAAATAAGCTACGTGATCTAATTCTAGATAAACAGTTGAGAAGGGAGTCAAAGTCCGATGAAAAAACGAGCAAAGAAACCGAAAGTAAAAATACTAAAAAAGAAACTAAAGAAGAAAGTAAAGAGAGCGAATAGTGTGGAAAGAGAAGAAGATATAGAATACGAGTTTATTCCCTTTGGATTTCTTAATGATGGACATAAAGAGATGACAATAAGAAAAACACAGCTATCTTATCATGCTAATCCGGACAAGATACAACCACAAGATTACAAGGTGCTATATGTGAGACCAGGGGGGTTCATAAAGTTATGGGATTACGAAGATTCCTATCATTTATTGGTAGAGTAACGGAGAGGAGAACTAAAGTGAACAAAAGCGATGCTAAAAAACAGCAGGAAGCTAGAAGAGGTATACCTCTTACTAGAATTAAGACTGAAGAAGAGGCAACCGAGTACGAACGTACTAAATCAGCAAACTGGGCTATAACCGAAGCTCCTAAGAATAAAGCTTTAAATGGTAGAGATGGTTATGTGACTGTGAGTGACTTATACGGTAAAGCAGTTAAGGTGAAAGTTAAAGATATCAATGTAGACGTAGACAAAGTAGACGTAGACAAAGAAAAGTATAACCTAAAAGGTAACCTTAGAATCACGGGAAGGGTTCCGTTAGAAAGATAGCCGGAGCATGGTCATTATGCGTAAAAAAAGGAAACGTAAAATGAAAACAATGTCTAACGTTACAAAAACATGGATTAGACTTGGAAATACATACTGTTTACTTATGGAAGTAGGGGACAAGATATTTACTAAGGGGTTTACAGTTCCTTACTATAGTAAAAGTGTCTTACTAAGGGGTTTACAGTTCCTTACTATAGTAAAAGTGTCTTTAGTTACAATATCCCCTTTTTCAAACCAAGTAGCTCCAGAATTAGAAACTACCTTACCACCCATTGCTTTTGCAACTTTTTTTACTCTCTTATCACTTTTAACTCGTTCTGATACTTTTTTGTCCATCCATTTAGGTCTCATTTGTTTCGTAAAATCCTTTCCCCTCTACTTCATAAATATTAATGAGACAGTTAGCACAGTTAATCCGGTCCAATACATACCCTTAGCCCAATACTGTGAATAAAAGTAAAAAATTGCAAGTGCAAAATATTGTAATACTAGTATAGTTAGTAACCAACGCTCATTAATCATGACCAGTCTTGTGATTCTAGAAGTTCGTTAACATATTCTAGTAAATCGTACTCCTTAAGTTTTTTGTTTAGTTCTACGACACTTTTACTATAGTAAGGAACTGTAAACCCCTTAGTAAATATCTTGTCCCCTACTTCCATAAGTAAACAGTATGTATTTCCAAGTCTAATCCATGTTTTTGTAACGTTAGACATTGTTTTCATTTTACGTTTCCTTTTTTT